AGTTTTTTTAAATACTCCTCTCGGCCTTGATCTAACAGGAACCTTACCACCCCCACGCTCATTTGTTCTTGATAACAAGTCATTATATCTTGCTTGTTCATACAAAAGTTCCTGTGGAGTCTTTTCTGCCCTGATTCTAGCAAGCGTCTTGTCTCTATCAAATTTAAGTGCTTCCTTATCTGCTTCTTTAGCCTCATCATCCTTTGCCTTAATCGCAGCAAAAACAGGTTCAGCTAACGCTTGGAACCCCTTTGCAGCACCCATGCTGACTAACTCCTGCTGCGCGGACGGAACCTCGTATTTCGGCATTGGAGTAAACTGAACGCTTACTCCAACGTCGAGAGGTTTCAACGCAGAAAGAGGACTCGCTCCCAGATTTGCGGTCTGTGGAGTGTACGAATAGCCACCAGTGGGTAGTGCCATAGGTTATACCCCACCAAATGTTAGTCCAGATGCTGAAGGAACTGCGAATTGATTGACCCTCTGGTTGCTGCCACCTGCACCTTGATTCGCCGCAGTTGTCATAGCTGGGTTCACCATAGTAGGGTTCATCACATTTGCTCCAGTAGATGGGAGAGTTCCAGATGCCGCTCCAAGGTTTGCCATTGCGCCTTGACGTGCTGCATTGACATCGTATCCAGTTCCCGTTGCTGCCGCTCCTGCACCTTGTGCCGCAAGCAAGCTACGTTGACGTGCAGCGGCATCTTCTGCTGCTTTTAAGGCATTCATGCCACTAATGGACTGCTGGGCGCGTTGTGACCCCTCACGCGCAAGCATGGATGCTTGCTGATTTTGAGCTTCGATCATTGCGTTTCGTTGCGAAAGGTCTGTTTCGCGGCGAGCGCGAGCCGATTCCTCTCGATTTTGACGCATTTGCTCCAGCAACACTGGCGTGTTGTCTGGTGGTGGTGGTGGTGTTGGCATTGATCCTCCTCCCATAATATTACTCCTTAATTTTAATGTTAATTGTTTGGTTGGTTGTTAGTGAAATACATTTAATATTTCAAATTGTCAATTTCTTTCTCGCTTCTTTGCAAAGATCGGAACCGGGTTGGAATTGTCTGCAAGAATTAGGCCTGTCTGCATATACCATGCAACACACCTTCTCACCAACTTTTCCATCCAAAGCAACGCATCGAGAGTCAGTCGTTTTCATTAACGGGTAGTCTTGCCTTTGCATCTCTTGCGGGATACCAGTCGCGTCAGATCGATCTCGTCGCAAGACAGGCCATGACCATTTGAAGCAACAACAAGCACCGCACTTTTCGCAATCGTATTCATTGTCCATTAAAGCGGTTTGCGAACTTGAGCATAGGGATTGAATTCACCTCCGGGTGAGGTTGCTGGATTACCAAATTTCTGCCCATAAGCACCAATTGCAGCAGTTCCAACGGACTTAAATGCATCAGCCCATCCTTGTGACACCTTTTCCTCACCAGTCTCTGGTACAGAATATGCACCCATAGATGAAAAACCAAGACTGCCGCTTCCATCACCACTTCCACGCTGCATGGCAGACCATGCTGAAGCGGAATCAGATTGTGATTTAGCCGCACGATCATATGGAGAAGATGCCGCTTGACCAACCTTACCAATTGCGTCTTTCAATGCATCACCAATTTGGTTCTGTTGTTGCTTTTGCGGGTTGTAATCAGGTCTAGGTTGCGCTCCAGTTCCTAACTTTCCAGAAAATAGATTTTGCATGGTGTCACCAGTTCTGCCAATGGCATTTGATGCACTTCCAAGAAGCCCACCGAATTGACTATTTGGCACTTGTGTTCCTGCCCCTGTTGCGTTTGCTGGTTGTGATCCACCCATAATGTTATTATTCTTTGTTGTTCCAATCTACTGGTTTAAATCCTAAATCTGGTATCACGATGTCATCGTAAGGTGCTAGATGTGAAATATTAGTTATCTTTGCCTTGAGTTTAGGGCAATCAACGTGTGGCCCTTGGTGACGATCAACGCAATTAAGACAGACAGGATAGAAGTCAGCGTTCAGTGACTTGTCAGGATTGTTCATCCATCCATGCTTGCCTTTGACATATCGAGTTGGGTCTGGCTTTACGTTGTTTGCCTCTAGGTATTCGTAAACATCTTCGTCATTCCAATCTTTTAGCAAATAGAGAGAGACAGGACTTCCATCAACGTGCCGAATATCCTGCGACAATGGGACGTGACCCTTAATTAGGTCAGTGTCCGACCATTTAGTGCCAATCCAGACTCCGTTCCACGGGAAATTAAATGTTCCAGTAGGACGCATTAAAAAGTCATCAACACCGCACATAAATGGTTCATTTACTTTAGGTCTTTCAGTTCCCAAAGAGAGGACGATGTTATTGTTGCCCCAAGGGAAGTAATGCAGTAAATCAAATCTAACCTCACCAGTTTCGACATCAGGCCCATCAGAAAGACCATATTTTAATGCTGGGTATTCATATACTGATAGTTGCCAATCTTTAATTAGCTTATCTGAATACGCATATCTTTCGCGGAATTTTGGCTGACGAAATTGAACAACAGGAAGATCAATTCCACATTTGAATTTTAGAAAGTGCAGAAGGACAGTTGAGTCCTTTCCACCAGACCAAAAGATGACCGAATTGGGCCATTGTTTGTTCCAACTAACCGCTTTATCGATTGTTTTATGTATTAGGTTTTTCATCAAATAATAATTGCAGCAGTAGCCGCACCAGCAACTGCACCACCTGCTCCGATCCATGACCCCATTGCGGCATTTTTGCTTTGAGCGTTTTGTGCCATAACTTGGTTCATCATGTTGTTATAATTTTGCGTGTCTGCTACGTTTGCAGTGTGAGCAGATTGGATATTACCCATTGAGCGGTTAATTGCGTCTTGTGCCGTTTGACCAAGACCCTGTGCGCCAGACAAGACACCGCGTTGCCATTCTTGAAGACTCTGTTGGTTTTGTCCTTTTGCTGCTTGCTGTGCAGCAACCAATGAACCGGGGTCAATGCCTCCCTGCATTTGAGTTGCATCGAGATACTTTTGACGCAGTGCCAAATCTTCTAAGGCAATCTGTCTCCCTTGTGCCGTGGATTGATCGAACATTGCAGACTTACCGATGGTGGATCCCATGTCAATTCCAGTCCCCATCATTTGAGCGAGTCCTTTTGTTTTTGCCCACTGACCTAGCTTTTGTTGCCAACTCTCAGGAGAGGTTAGATTCTGTACAGTCTCACTCATGCCAGAACGCATCTTGGCTAGGGTTGGATCTACGTTTTCTTCAAATTGTCTAGCGCGATTTGCGTTTTCAATTCCTAGTTCAAATGCCTGTTGAGATACCTCGCTTGGGTTGAACTCTTGGTAAATTGGCTTTAGCTGGGTAGCCATCTCAAATAGTCTGCCTTGAGAAGCAAGACCACCATACATCCCTTTGTTAGCTTCCGATGCCATCATCATGTTAAGATCAGGACGAGGACGTTGAATTTGAGGAGTATATGTTTTGCCACCCATAAGTTTAATTAAGCTAAAGAATAAACTTCTCTTTTAAGAGGAGTCAACCCTAATTTTTGGATTATTTCGTTTGTAAAGTTAGGTCTTTCATCCGCTAACGGAACTCCGATGAACCCCGGAGAGTTGGAGAGTTGTGAGTGTGCCTTCCAGTCGCTCATCACTTGTATAACATCCTGTGGTCTTGTATACTTAGGGTGAAATGCGGGATAGATTGTCGGGATAAATACATGATCAGAGTATCCAAATAGCACACCATCACGATAATGTGCATAAACATTAATGTTAGGATGCTCTATAATCTTATGATCGAATTCTTCAGCAAAATCAACAAGTTCCAAGAATTCATTAGTTCCGTTTGGAGTAAGTTTATATTCAATTTTTGGCCTCATATTTATTAATTAAATCCAACCAGAACATCATCTGGATTGGCTATTGTTTGTGTATAGTTAGCAAATCTGTCAGCTTGTGCTTTTAGGATATTGCTGCGGGTAGAATTACTACCACACACTGCACATGGCAAGCAATTATTTTGACCAGTTGTAAATGGAATTGACGAGTAGATTGGAACAATCGGATCGTCTCCAAAAGGCGATATAAACTTATTTGGAAAGTTAGTTACCTCTTTTGTTGCTGTAATAATCGATGGCATATTAGCAGGGATTCTGTGCTTTAAATTGCTGTGCAGCGGCAGTTGCTGATTGAAGAGCAAGAACTCCAGCCTCCTCTTGAGCGTGTTCAAAACTAATATATGACAAGAACGTAGCCGATGCCGTTGCTGAAATTGATTTTGTTGGATCAGCGTCACAGTTCAAAGTAACTGTTTTAAATATCTTCGCGCTATACGAATTATCATTTGGCGATTGTTGCTCGTATGGATTAGGCAACAGGTCGATTAACAATGTTTCGCCAGTTTGTGCAACAACGCAAGATTGAGTCTCATCTCCCTGCGGAACACCTGTGGATTTCTCCTGCCAAGGATCCATGAAGAGTCTAACAACCTCTACTCCAAATTCACCGCACCACTCAATTAGTAGCGAAAATGCCTTATCGACATCGTCAGTCAAGTATGACTCGCACGTTGAAACAAGTGAATTGCGCTGCGCCGATTCAGTGGTCAACCTTCTATACTGGGAGTTAAGGAAACCTAGACTTTGAACCTCTGACTCGTATGGGGTGTTCTGCCATTGATAGTCATCCGTGACCGCAAGAATGCGCTTTTGAAGGATTGGGTTATATGACCCCTTACTGCCCCTGTATGACACTTTTAGGTCAACTGTGCCACCAATCTGCGTAGATTCAATCTCAGCATAGACAAACTTCTTTAAATCCATCTCGTCACCAAGCAATGGGGTTTCAAACTGCGAATAAATCCGATTGTAGAGTGTGGTTGTTGTTTTGTCTGGATTGATCTGCAAGTATGAATCGATTCGTTCTGGTTGGAATGACTCCCAAAGGTGATTGAATGATCCATCGTTGGTTGCAGCGTAATCGACAGAAAAGTGGAAACATCGAGACTGCCCGTCAATGACTCCTGTAGTCCACTCAACTGGACGTGTGCCTGTCCAAACTCCAGCCCATGCAGGGAATCTGTTTTCTCCACTGCTCCATTCTGAGGCAGTGGCATAATCCAACACCATTGTGTCTGAATTTAATGTTTGCAAGTAAGGAATAGAATACAGCAAATAGTTTTCAAATCCCGTGGCACAAATCTTTGTTGGATCTGCTGCCATGAGTCTCTTTGCCCTAGCCATTTCAACGTCTTTGAACAAGACCTGAGAGGACAAGTAGGAGGTTGCCGCAATATCACCTGTCATCAGACCCCCCTGCGCGTACCACCACATCTGACCCGCTTGAAAAGCAATTGATTTTCCAGCAATGCAACCAACAGTTGGATAAAGCGTAGATTGGAAGTTTTCGGTTGTTACCCATTGCTCACGATCAAGGACTCCCGATTTCAATTGGAATGTAGACCGATCCGTAAATACAATCAGACGTGTTGATGTATCTTGACCGACATAGCTTGTCATTCCAGTAATCGGACGAGAAAAGCTAAAATCTCCACGGGATGTTCCCGTTGTGCGTTCTTTAAACGATGTTGGATCACCTAGATCGGATGCAAGTACGATATTCTTATCAGCAATCCACATTCTGTTTCCGCTATACGCCATCCAGTATCCTACAGGAATTGTGGAGAGTTGTGTTCCACCCTTGTCTGCACCATCCCAAAATGATGGATATGAAATACCATCTTG